CACCGCGCTGCTGGGAGATTGCCTGGTTGCCAGCACCATCAAAGTGGATTACGGGTTCGGGGTGTACGACGTGACCCTGGCAGCGAGCGACTACCTGCTCGAGCCCAACGGCAACGGCAAGATCTCCCAGGGCGGAAACGGCGAGCCGTTCAAGTCGCTGCGACTCACCCGAAGCTACAGCCGTTTCTACTTCCCCAGGGGAGTGAACCGTATCCAGATCACCGGGCAGTTCGGTTGGGAGTCGGTACCCGAGGGCGTAGCTGCCGCCACCGGCATCATCGCATCGCGGCTGCTCAGGCGCACCCGGGACGCGCCATTCGGTATCATCGCATTCGGATCGGATGGCGTAGCGGTCCGTGCCGGTGACCTGGCCCGCGACCCCGAAGTGAACCACATCATGCAAGGGCTGTCCAACACGCCCGATGTCGGCGGGATAACGCTGATCGTATGAGCGCCATGGCAGACATCCGCGCCGGTATCGTAACCAGCCTCCGTCTGGTCTACCCGGACGGAGTGCAGATCGGCGCCTACGCCGTGTCGAACCCCACCCCGCCAACTTTGCAGCTGCTAGCTGGTGGTGTAGAATACCACATGGCTATGCACGACGGACTTGACCACTACACGCTGATGCTGCAGGGGATCGTGGGGCTCAGTGAGGACGGCCAGCGGCTGCTAGACACCTGGATGGACCCAGGCGCCACCGGGCTGCAGCGAGTGGTCGAGGCAGACCAGACACTCGGCAGCACAGTAAGTAACGTGATCGTGCGGACCTGCTCGCCCGTCCGCAGCGCAGTAGTCGGAGGTATCGACTACCTGCTGGCCGAATGGGAGATCGATGTCTACCCGGAGGGACCCTGATGACAACCAGGAAATACCAGGTGGGCGGCTCGCAACCCGCCTACGGCCAGCCGGTTGGCGGTGAAGCCGAGGTCGATCCGTCCGACCCGCTGGTGCAGATGAACATCGACGCTGGGGTGCTGGTGCCGCTCGAGGGCCAGCCGCCGGAGGTAATGACGTGCCCGGCCTGTGTCGAGCACGGGCTGAAGCGCCCGCCCAAGCTCGACTCGGCGGACGCCTTGGCAGAGCACTACGCCGAAAAGCACGCTGGACTCGTGACACCCGACTGGAGGGCTGATTAGATGGCTAAGCTTGTGCTGACCAACGCGCAGGTGTTCGTGAACTCGGTAGACGTGAGCAACCACGTCAACGAGGTCAACATCGAGGTCCAGCGCGACGAAGTGGACGTAAGCTCGATGGGCGACACCAACAAAGAGATCGTGCTGGGGCTCGGGGATGCGACCATCACGGTTACGTTCCTGAACGACTACGCAGCGGCAAGCATCGACTCGCAGCTGTTCGCACTGAACCAGACCAACACGCCGTTTGTGGTCGAGGTCCGACCGGTCAACGGCGCCCGCAGCACCAGCAACCCCGGCTACACCATGACCTGTCTGATGCCGAACTACAACCCAATCCAGGGCGCCATCGGTAACGCAGTCACCACCCAGGTGGCATTCCGCAACGCCGCCCAGGTTGGCCTGCAGAGGCAGACAGCGTAATGGCCCTGCTCGCTACACAGACACCTACACCGTCCGCTGGTCTGGTGCCAAGCTACACCGCGGCGAGCGCCACGGACACGTTCACCCCGGACGACCGCACCTTTATCTACGTCAAGAACACCAACGCGGCCACCAGGACAATCCAGATCACCACGCCCAACCTGTACCGCGGGCTGACAGTTCAGGACCCGGCGCCGACTATCGCCGCGACCACCGGCGAGCTTGTGCTAGGGCCGTTCCCGGCAGACACCTACGCAGACCCCACCACGGGGCTATGCACCATCACCCCATCGGCGACCGCCGGTGTGAGCTACGCAGTGGTCAGGGTGGCGGTCACCTAGGTGGCATCGTCAGCGGCCAGCACGGGCGGATTCGTCACGGTTCATGTCAAGGGCTACCGCGAGGCATCGTGGGCGCTCAAGCAGGTGAACATGAAATCCAAGCGCAGTTTGGATAAGGCGCTGCGCGAGGCGGCGCGGCCGATCAGCGACGACACCCGCAGCCGCCTGTCCTCGTACGCTGGGATCAGCCTGAACACGATCAACCCAAGCGCCACGGCGAAGGGGGTCAGCATCCGCCAGCGCGCCAAGAAGGTAACCGGGGACCATCCGCAGTTTGGCGCGCTGCAGATGCAAAAGGGGCTGATCCCCGCCGCCGAAGCTGGCACGGACGAGATCATACCCCGGGTCGAGATGGCCTACGCATCGCTGATAACACAGGAGGGCTTAGCATGAAACTCACCTTGGTCGGAGTCCCACCGTACGACGGGACCTACGAGTTGAACCTCGACCGGATGACCAACCGGGAGATCCACACCATCAAGAAGCTCTCGGGCTACACCCCGGTCGAGTACACCGAGGCCGGGCAGCGCGGAGACACCGACCTGATGGTGGGGCTGGCGGTGGTGGCGCTCAAGCGCGCCGGGCACGTGATGGTCAATGAGGAGCTTATCTGGGAGGCGGACGCTGGCGCGATCACGTTTGATGTCTCGGACGAGCAGGACGACATCGCAAACCCTCAGCCGCCGAGCGCCGCAAAGCCGAGCGAATCTATCGAATCTTCTGGGACACCTTCGAACGGCGACTCGGCTACCCTCCCGGAGTCGAGCCCCGACTCTACTGGAGGCCAGATCTCGGACACTTCTGTGGGCTCACCCCCGATGCGATCGGTGAGTTGACCCCCTACCAGCTGGGTGCCGCCCAGCAGTTCATCGAGGAACTGAGCAACAATGGCTAAGCCCATCCTGATCGAGATCATAGGCGACGACGCCTCCCTGAACAAGGCGCTGAGCCGTGGTGCCAAGAACACCCAGCAGTTCGGTAAAACCGCAGAGGAGAGCGGCAAAAAGGTAGGTGGGCTGGGTCGCACCGTGAAGCATGCCGCCATCGCGCTGGGTGGATTCTTCGCGGCCGAGAAGGTGTTCGAGTTCGGTAAGGAGGCGGTGCTGGCAGCCGCCCAGACCCAGAAGGCCACCGAGTCCATCCGGCAGAACTTCGGCAAGGCAGCGGACGAGGTGATCGACTTCAACGACAAGGCTGCCGAGCGGTTCGGGATCAGTATCGCCGCGGCCAGCCAGTTCTCGACCCAGATCGGGCTGATGACCACCAACATCGGGCTGGGTTCCAAGCGCGGCGCCGAAATGACCATCGGCCTGGAGAAGCTCGCCGGTGCGGTCGGTCTGATCAAAGGGCAGAACCCAGCAGACTCATTCGCCAAGCTGAACAAAGCGCTGCTGGGCAACACCCGCGGGCTCAAGGACATGGGCATCGCAATAACCCCGTTGGCGCAGAAACAGGAGGCGCTCAGACTGGGGATCAAGGGCTCGAGCAAGGACTGGACCGCCGCCCAGCGAGCGAATGTGATCTACGGTATAGCAATCAAGCACCTGCCGACCCTGATGAAACAGGCAGAGGCGCACTCGGGCGACCTGGCAAACCAGACCCTGAAGCTGAAAGCCGAGTTCTCGAATATTGAGGAGGAGGTGGGCGCCAAACTGCTGCCGGTGCTGACCGAGCTGTTTGGGCTGATCCTGCACAACAAGGAAACCGTGAAGGATATCGCCATCGTAGTGGCGGCGCTGGCAGCTGCATTCCTGGCGTGGGAGGCCGCGGCGTGGCTATCCAGCATCGCTACCGCCAGCCTCAGTGACTCGTTTATCGCGCTGGGCTTCGCGATGGCAGCCAACCCGGTCGGAGCTATCGTGGTCGGGGTGATCGCGCTGGGCGCCGCCCTGGTGATCGCCTACCAGCGCTCGGCTACCTTCCGCCACATCGTACAAACCGCTATGCGGATTGCGAGCGAGGGAATCGACTTCGTGGTCAAGCACTGGAAGCTGTTCATTCTGCTGATCCCCGGCGTCGGCGTGGTGCTGGCAGTGGTGATCGGCCACTGGAAGCG